TTGCTGAAGGCTTGGTTGCAATGTGGGACGGCATAACCTCATTGATATCAAGCATGGGTTCGTGGATTAGCACGGGATTGTCAAGCATGTGGGATGGTGTTGTGGACTTGTTTGCAAGTGTAGGAAATGCCTTCATGAATTTTGGCATGTTCCTTTTCTCAATTCCCGGAAAAATATTGGGATTCATCACGGGTATTGCGGCAAGCCTTCTCAAGAAAGTTGTTGATATCCTTCCCGACTGGGCTGTTCCTGATGCCGTTGCTCAGTTCATCACAGACCTGACCAAAGTACCAAAGGAGGGAAGTCCTGTTGCTTCTGCTCCTTCCGGATCAAAAGTGGTTGCAATAATTTCTCCACCAAAAATGTCGGAGACACAAAAAATCAGACTAGAACAGAGAGAGGACGAAAAAAGATTCCTTAGTGCCATGCAGGCTGCTGAAAAGGAAGATCCAGGAATGAAGGAAAGGCTACGAAGGCAGATGGAGTATGGTTCTTCGGTAGCGGCTAATACTATCAATAGTGCAATGAGCAACAATAATCTTGCCAAAATGGCTCGTAGTGCAGCAACTACTATCATTAATGCACCGACAAATAATGTCGCCGCAGGGGGAAACAATTCCGGTCCAATTGGTATTGCAGCGACCAACAATAGAAACACAGACCCCACATTCCGTGCCCTGTCTTTCCAAGAATCACCCGCAATGTAAAAGAAACAACCCCCTTCGCAGAGGGGGTTGTCGGGCCGGAGATGCTATCTTCGGCGGGGTTATGAGTATTTATCACTCATCATCATCTGCCAACTTCTTGAAGTAGGCAAAGGCATCCTCTTCATCATCGTCAGAAGCAGCCTTCACAGGAGCCTTGGCAGGCTTCTTTGCAGGAGCCTCGTCCATGGCAGGTGCCTTGGTCTTCATCTTGCTGCGGAAGTCCTCTGGGACGGCTTCCTCTGCCTTCATAGCAGAACCCTCGGATGCACCGCCATGGAGAACCTGATCCATCCGACCCTTCAGTTCCTCATACGCCTTGAACTGATCGGGGGCGACAAAAGGCTGAAGAGGATACTGCGTCTTCCAAAGCGACTCCAACTTCTTGTCATCGCCATCAAGCAACTCGGACGGGGCTTGGAAAGCAGACTTCTCGTAGGAGACATAGCCATCGACCATAGCCGCCTTCAACTTGAAGTTAGCACCCTGCCAGAAATCAAAGGGGTTAATCTTCGTTTCATCGGGGGTAGTCGGGTTCATAGCATCCTGCAACTTGTCGAAAATCTTCTTTCCGAACTTGAAGAGGAAAACCTTGCCCTCATTGTCCTTGTTCGTGGGATCACTCACAACAAGAATGTTGGCGATATACGACAACTTGCGCTTGCGGTCACGGGCAATGCCCTTGTTTGACTCAAGTCCGCTGTTCCATAGTTCGTTGTTGCCTTCGCACACAGGGCACTTCTTGCCTAGCGTGGTCGGACAGTTCTCAATGAACCAACCACCCTTTCCCTGAAAGCCGTGGCTGAAGACACGAACCCACGGAATTTCCTCGCCCTCAACGGGTGGAAGGAAGCGGATCACCGCATAGCCATTGCCTGACTTGTCACGCTCAAGTGTCCAGAACCGATCATCCTCATAGTTGCCCTTGGAGGTCAACTTGGTCATTTCCTTGGAAATCTTGTCAATTGCGGACTGCGAATTCTTCTTTAGGTTTGCAAAACTCATCTCTGTATCTCCTGTGTGTTAAGTGTGTGGTGTATGAACGATGTGTGAAATTGTAACTCGTAACTGTATATCAGTCAAGAGGCAACTTGGTCTTTTTGCCCCGAATCATGTTGCGATCTTCAAATTCCGACTTTAGTTTTTCTCTAATTGGTTTGGTGACCAATTTGGCAATCGATTCCGGTTCGATTCCATGCTTTTCGCACAATTCTAAAATTGCATCAATATACCTTCCATCTTTGCGATTTTTGCACAATTCTTCAATCTCTTTGCTGAAACTATCTTCTATGTTAATGATCGATCCCATTATGGAACCCTTTCGTCTGCATTTGTGTCTACTGTATCAATAGGCATTTCTTGAATCGTATCAACCCAGCGATTGAGTCCTCGCTCAAGTTCATCTGTGGTAAGAAGAATACCTACTTGTTCGCCTTTCTCGGTCATAAAACGAATGCAATGATACTTAATCGGTTCCTCCACAGTTTCATCTTTGACAGATGACAATTCCCAACCAAAGAACTTAAGAAGCCTTTTGAGCCAGTTCATTTGCTATCTCCTGTATGGTTTTGAAGCCGTTCTTTTTCCAATAGGAATTGATGACACTAGCCAATCCCTCCTTGTGATCTTCACGCTCTTCAACAAATTCTTGTGATGTACCTTCGTCAGTTGTGATCAAAACAACAAGCCTATTGATTCTTTGCCCTGTCCGTTCTTCCCACATGTAGGAATAGGCAGCAGCCTGTCTGAAATAGTTCTTGATCCAAGACTTCTTTTTTTCCTTGGAGGATGTCTTAAAATCAATGATGGCGGGTTCGCCAAGGTACTCGCCAATACAATCCGTTCTGCCAGCAAGCATGAGGTGATCAGACCAAAGAGGCTTTTCGATGGCGTAGATTTTGCCGATGTTCTGCAAAAGAGGAAGCATTGGATCAAAATGCCACCTTTCACTTACATCCGTGGGAATAGTTCCCTCCTTCAGGTAGTCTTCGACCAAGGCATGAAGTCGGTTCCCACGCTGAATTGCCGCTTGCGAAATCTTGAGATTTTCAGGATTCTCACGCCACTTTGCCCACTTTTCAGCATCTTCGTGGTTTACCACGGTAGTGACAGAGGGATACCACTTGCCACTAGTAGGGGACTGATAGAATCGACCCTTATTTTCTGCTTCAACAGATAGCAACTTTACATCTTCATTTGTTTTCATTTCAATAATCTCTCATTCCATGTCTTGGGTGTGCTTGTTTGATTTTGGAAATGACTTCCTTGAAGCCGCTATCTGGCTTTCGTATTCCTAGACGAACAGGATCAATAACGGGCGGCGCAGATGGAATATACTGCTCCACCTTTTTTTCACCACACTTGGGGCATGGCTTTTTGCATGGCTTATCATGATCTGCTACCTTCAAGAACTCCTCAAAGGTGTGATTGCAAGCCTTGCACATGTAATCATAGTTTGGCATAGCGAGTAGTATATTTATACGGCTTCTTGGAAAAACCACAAAGGAACTTGGCTTCTGCTCCATTTTGCAAATCGCTTTTTTTCTCCAATGTAGTATTTTCGATATGCAGAAACTGCATTTTCACAACGATACTGCTCGGGCATTGCTTGTGCAAATGGTGTCAATCTTCCGCTTTGAATTTTTTCGGGTGTTGAAATCAAATAATAGCCAAACAGATTGTTCATGGAATGTACTTTACCATAACGCTTGGTGTACTCTCCGAGAAGACCCATACCATGATCCCATAGCCAATGATAGTTTGAATCGCTTTTCATCGACCACAGAGTGCATGGATGATTGACCATTGTTGGCAAGCATAGAACCTCGTCCATTTCTGGATTTGGATGAACCCAATGCTTGATTTTACGGTTGCTTGATGTGACCCGTATGGTCTGTGTTCCATCAATGACACGATGTGCCGTGGATAGCATTTGCGCTGTTTCCACGATCATCTTGACAACATGCTTGTCGCACAAGTCATGAGCCGCCGTATATGGGTTTTCGTCAACTACAAAAATGTTCATTCATTAGTCCATGAACTTGCCATCATTGTACACATGCCACAGACGGTGCTTAAGGATTGACCACCCCAAACCAATCCATGAACTGGATTGATATTCACCCGCCCGACAACGCATAGTGTAGACGATGGGGATATTCTGATCAATCTTTTCCTTTTCATTTGATGGAAAAGAAATCGGAACTGCATCGGGTGCTACTGGCGGTTCCACATATGGAACAACCGGTTCAGTAGCAGCAGTTTCTGCATTGTTCTTTTTACTTCTCTTAACAACTCTCATTTTCTTTTCAGCCATGACGACCTCCGTATGTTTCGACATTTTCTTCCTTGACCCAAAAAGTCTCTGGACCCCACTCGTCACTATGGGTTGTGACAAGATACTGCTTACCCCACACGGGGTGAGACTCTACCTTGCGAACAACCGCTGTCTTGCGCTCATCCTTTAGCCAAACCTTCAGATTTGACTTTTCCGTTTGTTCTGTTTCCATTTTTAAACCTAAAAGGGCGACACATCAACCCCACAGCGGAGTTGAATAAAGCAATAATACCATGTTTTTCATTTGTGTCAAGTCCCTGCTAAATAGAAACAGAAAGGTTCATTATGCCCATTACCCTGACTATCCCTGAAGTTTTGAAGAAGATTGGCAAAGAGGCTAGTACAAGAGAAGACAAAATCAGAATGCTTCGTGAGAATCAATCAATGGCTCTGAAGCAAATTCTTCGATATGCATTTTTCGACAACTCAAAGTGGTATCGGAATGATCTTCCCCCCTTTACACCCGATTCTGCTCCCGAAGGTCTGACACCAGCCAGCCTTTTTAACGAAGTTCGAAGATTTTATATCTTCAAGGAATCTTACAATCTGCCAAAAGATCGCAAAGATGTCCTGATGATTCAGATGCTTGAGGGAATTCATCCAGAAGAAGCGAAACTCATGAAGGAACTAATTGGTGGTACTTTTCAATATGGTTATGGTCTGAACAAGCAAATTGCTCAAGACGCATTTCCTGATCTTGCGTCTACTGTAGTTTCTTCGTGAGAGCATACTTCGCAAGAAAGTAGGAGTCAACAATGTCCGAAACAGGACTTCCACAGTCTTTAGTTTCCTTGTCCATTGACTTCATTAGATCGATTCCCGTATGCTCAATGAATGCCGAATGCATCATGCATTTATCCGCATTTCCTTTTCCGGCGGCAAACTTCTTAAGGGCGGTTGGTGCGATCACATCAAACCGTAGTTTCTCTTTCCACAATTTGTGCTTCAACAGTCCACAATTCTCACCTATATGAAAGACTTTTCCTTTTGCACCCATAGCATAGTCCTCTATGATGAGAGCGTCAGGATCGACCCTGCACTTGGAGACAGCCCAATCAGAAATGAGATCGTATCTCTGCTCTTGACAGAGAAAGTCGGGATAAATGTCTCCGACACAAGTAAAGACTCCAAATGTTTGAGTGATTTGGTTTTTCTTGACGGAAGTCAGAAACCAACAAATGGTTCGGTCGCCATCAATTAATGTGACGGCGGGAGATGTCATCGAATAGTCAATTCCAATAACTTTCACATAAGTATGTATTGCTTCTATTGTGGTTTGGTGTATACTTTGCCCCATGAACATCGAGAAAATAAAGGAAATGGTGGAAAAGGACTTGGTGATTGACG